GCAGGTAAATTAGGAACAGCTATTATTTCTGATCCTTTAAATAAATTAAGAATAGCTAAAATGGCAAGGGATGGAGTTAATGCCGCTGAAGCAGCAGCTTTAGTTAAACCATCTGTTAATTTAGGAAAAGCTGTAGATAAAGCAACAGCGCTTAATAATTTAAGTGGTAAAGATAAATTTATATCGATTGCTATTGGTGGTGCTGGTATTGGTGGTGGAGCAGCATTAGTTGCTAATGCAGAAGATATAGGAACGTTTGGTGATTTTTTAAAAGAGAAATTTGATATTAATAATCCTTTTACAATAGATAGAGATAAAAAATATGATTCAGCTGATGAAGCAGCTAGATTATTATGGAATAGATTTAAATTCGGCGGTGAAAATGCTTTAGTTACTTTTCCATTTGCTTATGGTGCTGGAATTGTTCAAGAAATTGCTAAAAATGGTAAAGAAATGGCGTTCAGCAATAATTCTTTTTATAGATGGGTGGATAAATATTTAGGAGCTCCTTTTAGAGCTAGAGGTACTAAATCTCAAGAATTATTTGAAGCCGTAAAAACAGTTGAGGGACAAGAAGCGGGTGCAAGATTAGTAGCTAGAGATATGTTAGTAAATATAGACCAAGCTCTTGGTAGAGTTGCAAAAGAATCTGGTATATCAACAGGGAACCCTGCGTTTAAAAGAATTGCTGGAAGATTAGATGAATTATTAACATCAGGAAACGATGTTATTCAAGGTGGAAAAATTGTTTTTAAAGGTTTCAATTCTAGTAAATTAAAAGAATTTAATGATTTTGCAAAAAGTGTTGGTATTAATGAAGAACAAGCCAATAATCTTGTTTCAGAATTATTTGGAGTTAGAGATCAGTTTAATATTATGAAAAACAATCTTTTGAACAGTGAAAATATTCAAGTTGGAACTTCAGAACTTAATAAAATTTTTTCTGATAGAATGAGAAATATGTTTACTTCTGAATATAAAATACAAACAGATAGAAGTATAATTCCTTTTTTAAATTATAAACCATCCGATTCTGATATTAAATCAGTTAGAAATATTTTAGATCGTTATGCAAGAGGAAATGGAAAAAAATTATCTTCTGAAAAATTAGATGCAATTATGGATAACATTATAAATAATGTTACATTTAATGATGTTACAAAAACTCCTCAATTTGTTATTGGTGAACAAAGTGCTTTAAGTGATGTAGGAACTCAAATAGTTAATATAGCAAATAATACTAAAGGTGGAATATTTAAACCAACTGAATTTGTAAAAACACCTGAAGATTTAAGAGCATTACAAAGATTTTTTGGAGAAAAAAGAGATATAAGAAATACAATTGTTAATGTAATGAGTGACTTAGCTGGTCTTAGTGCTAGAGATAATTTTTATAATAATGTATTAAAACAAAGTGAACAAGCTATTAAAAATGGAGAAAGAGCTATAGTTTATCCAACATATGATGATGCTGTAGTAGGTCTTAAAAATAGACAAATTATAGGTGGTAAAAATGGTTTACAAATAAAATCTTCTTTAGGAGAAGATGTATATACCAATCCATTAAATGGTAAATTTACATCAAAAGAATGGGCAGATTCTTTACAATTTGCTGATAAAATATTTTTAGATGATTTATCAAAAAAAACTTGGTACCAACATTTAGTATTAGTTCCTAAAGGAGTTTTTCAAATAAACAAAACAATATTAGGACCATTTTCTCATACTAGAAACTTTATATCTAACTCTGTGTTTACAGGAGCAGCTGGTAATTTCTTTTTAAATCCTGCTGAAATGGTTAAAGGTTTTAAATATTCATGGAATATGATTCAACCACAATTACTTTATAAAAATACACCTAAAGATCAACAATTGTATAAATTTTTATTAGAAGAAAATGTAATGGGTTCTTCTGCAAGTGGAAAAGATTTACATGGTTTATTAGATGATATGGGTAAAGGTGGTGATTTTTATTCAAGATTATTTACTAAATTTAATGAAGGATTAAAAAGAAATTTTCCATTAGCAGGTCAAGCAACAGAAGGTTTAGCTAAAGGAATAAAAAGAGGATACCAAGTTGCAAATGATCTTTACATGGCGGAAGATGAACTTTGGAAAGGTTATAATTTTTTTGCAGAACATTATAAACTTAAAAATGCAACTGTAGAAGGATTAGGAAGAGCTTTAACAGCGGCGGAAGAACTTTCTGTAATGAAAGAAGCAGCAAGAATAGTAAGAAATACACAACAAAACTATGGTTTTGTTCCTGATTTTATTAAAGGATGGAGAAGATCTCCAATGGGTAACTTTATATCTTGGCCAGCTCAAATAATATCTACAAGTGTAGGAATGGTTGAACAAGGATATAAAGAAATGATGTCTAGTAATCCTGCAATTAGAAAAATTGGTCAAACAAGATTAGCTTCATTTGGTGCAATGACAGCTATGGCTATTCCAACTATTAATGCAATAGGAAGAGGTTTATATGGAATTACTTTAGATCAAGTTGCAGCTGTTAGAGAATTTGCACCTGCTTTTTCAAAAGATTCTCCTTTGTTTGTTTATAGGGATAAAGATGGTAGTATAAAATATATAGATTCAAGTGGTACATTTGTTTATGATACTGTTACAAATCCTGCTCAATCTGTATTTAACGGTGTTCAAAAAGAAAAAGTATTTAATAGAAATTCTCCATTAATGATAGGTCTATATTCAGGGGCTGTTAATGGTATGGCAAGATTCTTTAAACCTTTCACTGATCCTTCTGCTTATGTAACTATGGCTCTTGATTTAGTAGCAAGAAATGGAAAAACAGCTGATGGTGTTCAAGTTTGGAATCCTGATGCAAGTTGGAAAGAAAAATTTGAAAGAGGTTTAGGATATATAGCTAAACAATATGCTCCTTTTTCTATACCTCAATTTGAACGTTTAGGTAAAGCAATAACTGGAACTCCAGGTGAAAGAGGTGAAAAATATGAAGTATCTGATGAAATAGGTGGTTTCTTTGGAGTAAGAGGACAAAAAGTTGATCCAGCTAGAAGTATGGATTACAAAATAAATGAATTTAAAACTGGTATTAGAAATACTAGGGGATTATTTACATCAGAAACTTTAAAAGGTGGTGATATAGGTAGAGATGATATTATCAAAAGGTTTATAGAAGCAAATGCTCAAAGATATCAAGTTATGAATAAAATGGGACAAATAAATCAATTAGCTGAAGTATTAGAAATGCCAAAAGAAGATATACGTAAATTATTTAATAAAAGAAGTGAAGAAAATGCTTATAGACATATTGAACAAGGAAGATTCTATCCTTTTGATATAACAAATGAAATTGGACAAAAATTTAGAGAACAAAGAGAAGCTCTTGAAAGTAAATTTGATAATATAAAATTTGAAGTTCCTTATGATAGAGAAACCATACAAATAATAAATGAATTAAAAAGAGCTATGCAAGAAGTACCTTTATATGATGATTTTTATAAATATATTAGATTAGAAGATTGGTTAATTAATTCTGGTAAAACAAGTCAAGTTCCATCTCAACCAACGGCTAGAACAGCTCAATTACCACCTCAACCAATGCCAAATGCTAGTGTAATACAACCTACTCAGGTAGCGAGTAATGTAGGTGAGTTCCAAACATTATTTCCAAACGGATAATTATTTACAAATATTAAAACTTTGATATATTAAAAAACTATGCCAAAAAAAGCAATTACAGTCGGTGAACATATAGTAGAACTATACGGCCATATAACGGGTCTTAAAAAAGATATATGTCACATGAGAGAAAATCATCTAAAACATCTCAAAGAAGATGTTGAAACTATCAATACTAAGATGGATAAATTAACAACAATGATTATAAGTGCTTTAGGTTCTATAGTTTTATTAGCATTAACTTTAATTTTGAAATATTATAAAATACTTTAATGTTCGACAAAGTAAAAGAAAGAATTAAGAAACACGAAGGGTTTAGAGACGCTATCTATAAAGATAGTTTAGGTAAAATGACCATAGGATGGGGTCATTTAGTTACTCCACAAGACAGCTTAATGGGGAATACTCAATATAGCAAAGAATTCTTAAATAATTTGTTTGAAAAAGATTTTGATATTGCTTGTGATCAAGCTATGTCTTTAGTAGGAGA